CTTTACTTCTTTTCTGTGAACCTATTATTTTTTCTGGTGCAAATAAAGAATTACGCATTATTTTGCTGTGCCTTTAGATTTTCTTCTTCCGTCAAGGGTATTTAGGTGTCTAAATAAAATACCTGTTGAACCGCATTCGCAGGAGGAGGGTGAAAATCCCTCCATTATTATATAAATAATAATGCGGTTCAATAGAGTAGAAATGTATTATACTTACGCATTCTTGCGGGAAGACACAACACCTTATTATATTGGAAAAGGAAAAAGTAATAGAGCACACAGAAGAAGATATAAAGGTATTAAACCACCAAATGATAAATCCAGAATAATATTCCTCAAACAAAACTTAACTGAAGAAGAAGCATTCAAGCACGAAATCTATATGATTGCTGTCTTTGGTAGAAAAGATTTAGGAACTGGTATTCTTCATAATAGAACTGATGGTGGTGATGGTGCAAGTGGTGCTGTTCGTTCTTTAGAATTCAAAGAAAATTTAAGAAGAAAAAATAAAAATAAAGTTCTTTCAAAAGAACATAAAATAAAAATAAGTGAGGCACAGAAGGGAGATAAAAATCACAATTATGGTAAATCTGCCTCTCAAAAAACCAGAGAAAAAATGAGTGAAGTAAGAAAAGGAGAAAAACACCACTCATCTAATTTGTGGAAACTTACCTATGTAAATGGAAATTCAATTACAATTTGTGGATTGACTATTTGGGCAAAAAATAATGGTTATAGTGCTGGCAATATCAATAGTCTTTATAACGGAAAAAGAAAAAAACATAAAGATATTATAAAAGTTGAAAAACTTAAATAATTCAATTGGATTGTTGATTTTTAAGATTTTCTTCTTCAATATGCTGCTGCAGAAGTGCCAAATAAATGTCTCGTTCCCAAGGCATCATATCACCAATTTCTGTTAATGACCATTTATGGAACTGTATTAGTGAAAAATTAATTCTAAAATATGACTCAAGATCCATATGAGCCATAATTAACCGAAAAAACTTGTTAATCCCTCCAGCGTTACTTCGCTTTCTACTTTTGTATTTGGATTCATCACTTTGAAAGTATGTGCAAGTTTTGGCATTGTATTGAAAAATTCTTCAATCATTTTAAATTGACTTGATGTTAATGTCTCAATCCAATCAGTCAATTCTTTTTTGGTGCAGTCTGATGCTGACCAAACATCTTCATTATTATAAACCATATCAATACAAGAAGAAATTACATCAAATGATTTATCAATAGAAGAAATTTCATTACTACTAAAATCAAAATTATTCTTAATAAATTCATTCAAAGATGGATACTTCATTTTAAGAATTAAATTGGCATCCAATTTAATTTCTTGTGTGTGATTTGGATCTTTTTGAACTTCAATCTCATCAATATAAACTTTAACTGGAACTTGCGTTTCACCATCATCACTACAAGTTATAATCAGTTCAATTGCTTCTCCAACTGATTTTGCACGAACATTCAAAAAGATGTATTCAATATCAAAAGTAGGAAGTTCTTCTACTTTAATTCCTCTTGTGAGAATACAATCTTTTAAAGTATTTTTAATTGCACTAGTAATTTGTTTAACATCTTCACTTTCCAGTGCAAGGATTAAAATCTTTTCTTCTTTGACTAAAAATGGACGATATTTGATTGTTTTTCCAGTTGATGGCAATTCCAACTCATATGTTGGTGTAGCAATTTTTGGTAAAGGCATAATGACCTATAGTAATTCAGTTATAATTATTTATTGGTATCATGGTTGACCTGGATTTGCTGAATTTGTTGGTCTTGGTGTATTTGGACTTATTTCAACTCCAGTATGTTTTAATGTAGTATATCTAGTATAACTAAAATTAATTGTAGTTTTAGTTATTGTGCTTCCTTCATAAGACAATGGAAGAGCAGTGATATTAGTTGGAAACGCATCAATAAATTGATAGGTTAAAAGATTTTGATTTTTTGTGGGACTATTTGGATCATTTGGATTTACCAAAAAGTCTCTTTCAAATTTAGTGATTGAAATTATTCTTTTATATTGATCTGGATATCTAAATCTAAAATAATTATTAGCATCTTCAAATCCACCTTGACCACTTGGACTTGCAGGTTGTTGTTCAGAACTTTCATTAGTAGAAAATCTATAAATTGGATTGATAAAATTCATCCATTCTTCAAATAAACGAATGATATTATATTCATTATCCACATAAAAAGTTAGATTAAAATCAGAATATACTCTACGATTTGGAAATCTTTCAATTATACCCTGACGACTTCCACTTTCTTCCCCAACATCAAAAGTTGCTCCAGGAAGAACTGCTTCCGCACACATAAAATCATAAGTAAATGTTTTTGACGAATTATTAGTTATTCCACAAGCTTTCAAATATGATACTAAATCTTGATCTTTATTGTCAGCATCAGTTGCACCTCCCAAAAACATATTGACTTTAAATTGACTCGTAAGAGACAAATTGCCAAACATTTGTTGAACTGAAGGCAAAGATGATCCCCCCATATCTCTAGGGGTAGTCATCTTTACATAAAGAGGATCTACTCTATATGTATTTGCTCTGGACATCTAAATATGCGTATAAGATTCTATACTATGTATGCCGCATCCAGACGATTCCAAATATCGGCAAGGAAGATTTAGACCTCAAAATCCAAAAAAGTATGGTGGAGATCCAACTAATATAGTTTATAGATCTTCATATGAACTAAAATTTATGCAATATTGTGATCTAACTGAAAGTGTCAATACTTGGAAAAGTGAAGAATTTTGGATTCCATATCGCTCACCAATAGACAATAAGGTTCATAGATACTTTCCTGACTTTTTTGTTAAGTATAAAGATAAAGATGGGAATACCAGAACACTTGTCGTTGAAATCAAACCAGCAAAAGAATTAAAAATGCCAGACACAAATCCCAAAAGAAGAACAAAATCTTGGGCATATTCCGTAAAAATGTGGGCAATCAATCAAGCAAAATGGAGTGCTGCAAAAGAATGGTGTGCTGATCATAATTATGAATTTCGCATCTTTACAGAAAAAGAATTAGGAATACAAACAAGATGATTGCCGAAAAAATAATCAAAGAAGCAGGAAAAAAATATAGAAGCACTGATTGGTGGACGAATTCTTTAATGAATGAACTTATGAATGTTCAAGATCCAGACATAAGTGAAGAAGATACTGGATTTATTAGACCTGGTAATTTAGTTTTCTTTTTATATAATGCAAAATATCCACAAAAATATAAATTCTGGGATAGACAACCACTATCTTATATTATAGAAATCAACAAAAGAGAGGGTTGGTTCTTTGGTTCAAATCTTCATTATCTAAATCCCCAGTATCGTGGTGGAGTTGCAGATTCCTACATAAATAAATTTGGATTCGTAAATGCTCCAAAGAAAACCTTACATAAATATCTTTTCTCTGGTGTGATGTCTGATTTATTTGTAGTTCCAGAAAAAGAATGGAGAGAAGTTTCTTTACTTCCTACTGAAAAATTTGTAGATGGAAGAGGACAACCAATATTTAAATCAAAAGTTTGGGATTATTCAGATAACTTATCTTCTCCTTAAATATGGGATATAAAATCTTAAATAACGATTTTTATAGATCTTCAGTAGGTCCTACAGGACTTCAATTGGGAGTTGAATATGATCCAACCACTGGAGATTATCGTTTAAGGGAACAAAATTTATTAAGAGGTGCTCTTGGGGCAGCAGTATTTTATCAAAACGGAAATTGGACAAATGACGCGATACAAGATCCACAATTATTTACAAATAACGACCCATCTAAACCAACTGCACGTGCAAATCAATTAAGTGAAGATATACGTAGAGCAACAAATGCCGCATATTTACGTGGTGGAGGACAAAATAAAGGTTTAAAGATAGACCCAACAGCACAAAATCCAACTACAACAGCAGGGGTTCAAAACTATTTTCCAGGAACAAATCCAGGAATAGCAACAGCAATACCAATTGTTGGTTCAATATTATCAGGAGCTTTATTTGATTTAAATATAAAAGATTTAAAATCCGATTTGCAATTTGGATCTATAGATGAAAATTTAAAAATAAATTTACAATATCCAAAAGATGCTTTATATAATAAAACACAAGATTATTTACAAATAGGACAATTTCATTACCAACCACCAAAATCAGACGAATTATTTGGAGGAAATGACGGAGCAGTAAAAATATTAAAAAATGGACTACAAAAAACTTCTGCATTAAAAAAATATTTGGGAATTGTTAAATTACCTATGCCAAATAGTGTGACTGATTCTAATAATGTTTCTTGGGGTGATGATAATATGAATAATCTTTCTGCTGCTGCTACTGCAGAAGTAATTGGTAATCTTGGAAAATATGCAGGAGCGGCTTTAGGTGGTGCTGCAATTGGAGGAGTATCGGGAGTTTCTGGAGGTGGAGGATTAGCAGTAAAAACGGCAATATTATCGGCATTAGGTAATGGATTAATAAATTCAAAATCAGCAAATGCATTATTCAAAACTGGAGTTGGATCAC